ACTACAAACTTTGCACCAGTTACAGCAGTGCTAACTTCTCCACCACCTGCTGATGTAACATCTGTGGCTGCAAATGAAGTATTAAATACTGTTGGTGCATTGTTTCCGTCTGCAACTATTAGTTTGTCATTACCATCAAAGTTAAATCGTTCAAACGTGTAGACACCTGCACTTGTTCTACCACTGTCTCTTTCTGTCCAAGACCCACTTCCTGATGAAGCAGTAAATATTTTTTCTCCTCTTGCTGCAACTATCTTATCGTTAAATATGCAAGATAGCAGCACTTCTTCTGTTGATGCACTTGTTTGTGGTACTACATTTGTATTATACTTTACAAATCCATTTATTCTTCTATAGCCACCATTAATGTCTGGCTCAAAGTTTACAAGCTCAAGTGCTTCTCCCGGTTGCATAGCAAATGTAGACTTGTTTAAAACTAATCCACCTTGTAGCGCAAATGTGGCAGGACTTGTTCTTGATAAATCTGCCATAAATTAAACTCTTGTCATTAAATCAGACACTGCTCTAGTTGTTTGTGGTATATAAGTTGCTCTAACATACTCATATTTATTTACTAATAAACTTTGCATATTTTTTATACCTTGTTCAAATCTACTAAAGTTAAGTTGATATTGTTGTGTTTCTCCTCTATACTGATATACAAAAGCCGTAGCTCCGTCTATAATAACTGGAGAAAATCTATCAGGTATTGTTGGTGTATCTGTAGACGCAGATAAATCAGAGGAAAAAGTAAAATAATCATATTTTAGTGAATATGCTTTATTAGGAAATGGGAATAATAAAAAATTATTATCTGGTGTTCTAACAACGTGTGTTGGTACTCCACCTCTTTCAAACTGTGCTACAGATGTACTATTACTATGTGTGGCTGCAGTTGTTCCATTTGCACCTCTTGTGCAACCTGTAAAAGTATTAGTACTAATACCTGTATATGTTATTTGTTCGTTTTCTATAAAAATAGTTCCTGCAGAGTCAAACCCTGTGGAACTTGTTACGTCTATTTCTGTTTCTGTTGCATCTAATTCTTCAGCTAACGTAGTGCTAACTATTTCATCTTCTTGTTCCACAAATCTATCTATATATTCATTATACTGAAGAATAGATAAACTTGTTCCACCACTATTTACATTATCATCTTTTACTATTCTAAACGTATTATAGTCTACATGTTTTGCGTCAGTTGGTATTGAATATCTAACTGAACCGGGAACAAGTGTTTCTGTTTTAGCAGAATGATTAAATGGATAATTAAATTCTCTTTGATTAATAAATCGTATGGCTTCGTTTACAGCGTTTTGTGCTTGTATTTGAATACCTCTAGCATTACCAAAATTAGATGATGTTAATTGAACTTCATTTAGTCTTGCTAATACACTATTTGTTAATGCTATGAAGGTTGCCATTATAAATTCCTAAAATAAAGTGGAGCAAGTTGCCCTGCTCCACCTAAACTATTTAAGCTAAAGTATCACGGTCTACTTCATCAGCAGTCATGTTACCCATATCATCAACATCCATGCATACAGCAAACATACGGATTACACCGCCTGTTGTTGTTCCTGTCATGGCTTGAATTTCAATGTCAATGGTATCAGAAGTACCACCAATAAGAACAGGAGTTTGTCCTGCCTTAAAAGCGTAGTCTCCGACAGAAGCTCCGTCAAAGTCAAAACCATCAACAAAGTTGTCTAAGTCACCTCCAGTAACACCAAAGTCAAAATCAGTGTCGGTTGAAGTACCTGCATGAGCAGATGTTACTTCGAAACCAGCAGCGAGAATGAGAGTATTAGCTGGAATGGTTAAACCCGGAATCACATCGTTGGCAGCAAGGGCTGTACCCTTGTCACTGGCCGCAGTTGCAAAATTCAAGTCGGCTTGAATCATATAAGGTTGTCTACCTCTAGCTCCACTACCTCTTGCTACAGAGGTTGTATTATCACCTAATGCCATAATTCAATCTCCTTTTAAACGAGGTTATACCGAGCATTAACGAGAGCTTCAGGTCTCAAGATTTTTCTACCATAAAGGTGCATACCTCTAACGATATCAGCAAATGAGTCTGGGTCTCGATAAGTTTCGGTTTTGTTTATTTGTTCAGCAGTAGCGACTGCGGAGTCGTGTCCTGCAACAATTATTCCAAAGTTGGAAGAGTTAGTACCACCAGTAGTGCCGGGGCCTGTTCCAACGGAAGGTAGGTTGTTAGATGAAAATACACGGAATCCATGTAGATTACCTATAACTTCACCACTCCTAATTCCACCAGATTGTCCATAGTCCTGATTGAATAGTCGAGAATCCTCGTCTTTCAATATTTCCATGAACACAGGGTCTACAACTAACCATCTACCTTGTGAGTCAACATTTTGTTGGTCAAGTAGTCTAGCCATTCTAGCAATGACTGTTAATGGAAAAGTTGTACCAGCGGCAGGTGTTAAATCAGTCGCTCCCGGACCTCTAGGCTGAAGTCCAATAGAGTTACTTGCAGAACCTGCTGTACCTGAACCATCGGTAAAATCAGAAGCATCTAACTTCATTGAAGATAGAAGTTCATCAGAACCTGCAGTTGCAACGGATTTAGAACCGTTCACTGTACTATTAGCAGTGTCAGCAGCACCATGTAGTGCAGACTGTTTAAACCCACATAAATAACCAAGAACATCTTGGTCATATTGGTCGGCTAGTCGATACGCTGCTCTATCACTTGCAAGCTGTTGAAAGTTTACATGTGAATGAGCTTCCTCAATGTCATCAACCTTAAATGCAAAGTAGTTAGCTTTGTCAATGGTAAGATTGAAGTCCTCATCGTCAAGGTCCTGTGGTGTGATAGTTGTACCACGAGCATATTCCTTGACGGTTATTTCAGGCTCTTTGATAATTTTAACAGTATCGCCCATATTTGCAATCTCTCCAAAATAGTCGGAGTTAGTGATTGCTTCAGCAACAGCACTCTTGCGAAAAGCAAGCTGTACCTGTTTGCTGTAAATAATTGGCGAAAAGTTACCGTTAGGAAGATTACCGTAGCCTGCAGCACTTGTAAATGCCATAGTCCCGTCTCCTTATAGTTAAGTTTCAATTTACACAGATACAAACTTAGTAGACTAATCAGAGGCCGATTCGCTATGGGTGCGTATTCATTTGGTTGGCCAACCAAAATTTCAACGGGCCATGCTCGTCAGGTATTCCGTAAGACTGCTTGTTTGCGATAAGTATGTAATTATCGCGCTTATAACCACACACTTGCTACATATAGTTATATTTAGCTACAACTATTTGTCAACACTTTTTTTCTTTGGCACTTCAATGAAATTCATATTCATGCTAAAAGACCTACGCTCACCTTTTGTGTAGAAAGGATAAACGCAATGGAAAAGATGTGATGGAAATACATAGAAGTCACCTACTCTTGGCTTCACAACAAAGTTAGTAGCCGTATATCCTGCGGATGTTCCATGTGCAAACTGTATGTGTCCATTTGCAGGATGGTGGTCTTTGTAATCTTCTTCCCACTCCTCTTCTATTCCTTCTGGTAATTTTAAATATCCAACACAAGACATTCGACACCCTGTATGAATATGTAAAGGATTGTACTCATTTTCAAACTGACGCACAAACCAACCAGATACTATTTGTAATCCATAGTCAAATTTTTCTAAGTCAGGTTTCTTTTCGCCCATAGAATTACGAAAGTCTGTATAGGCTTGATACTGACCTATGAACTGTCCCAATCCTTTTTGAGCTATAGCGAGTATATCTTTATCAAAAGCTAACTCTTCAGATACTTTACCAACTAGATTATCTGCATAAGACTTTAACTTATCAGACATTTTGTTATTTAGTTTTTCAACCAACTCATAAGGCATACGAAAATATCCCATAGTTGGGCCAAATGGAGCAAACAACTCCATATCTTTTTGTGGTTTATATATTATACTCATCTTGCTGACCCCGATACATCATAAACAAATTTTCCAGAACGTATTGCTTCCATAATAGAGTCTGATTTTCTTTCATACTCTTTAGCAGACATTTTTTGTACATCAGATTCTTTTATGTAAGAGGATGCTTCATCTGTCTGTGGTACTTGTCGTGTTTTCGTATCCACAGCTTGAGCAGCACTTTTATTCGTTTTCTTAACTTTCTTCTCACTTGATATACCTTTATCTACTTTATACAAATCAATAGCTCTAGCAGCAGACTTTGCATCATTATCATTGTCATAGAGAGCTTTCTGAACCCACTGTGGTTGCTGTTCAGCCCACTCGTGAAAATCATCACTATCTCTAATAGAATCAAAGTCAGGGTGTAGATGCATTAGCTCTACCTCTGCTTTCTCTTTTTGTGCTGTTGATTGCATGTCATCAATAGCTTTTAGTTTTTGTTCAAGAGCTTCAGATTGCTCTTTTGCTTTTTTTATAGCTATTGTTTCAACAATACCTGCTACATCAGGGTACTCTTTAATCCATGCATCTAAATCTTCATCAGACTTAGGTAACTTCATTTCCTTTTTAGTTGCAGCTGAGAGTTGCTCCTTTAGTTTGTCAATCTCACTTTGGAAATGTTTTTCCTTTTCTTGTGCATGTCTGCGTAAATCACCATAGCGTTTTTTAAATGTACGCTCTTCTGCACTTTTAGGTTCTTCTTCTTCAGGTTCAGTAGGTTTTGGTTCGGCTTCTACCTTCTGTTCTTCTAACATTTGTTTTAGCTCTTCCTCGTCTTTTTGGATTTTATCCTCACGAGAATATGGTTTAGAAACAAATGATACTTTTTTATTCGGTTGCACTTCGGCTGATACTACTGTATCGTTCATATTTTACTCCTTACTAGGGCCACCGTAGCCATGTGGGGGGATGGGTAGCTAGTTATTTGACAAACTTTACCGTGTTGCCAATCCACGTTTTTTTACAGAACCAGTAGGTTTGCGTAAGTTTATTTGTGACACTAGGTCTGCTCCTAACACTTTTGCTAATACTCTACCTTGCTCTGTACCCATCAAAGAACGAATAACATTTTTATCGTCCTCTGATAATAACAAATATCTTTCTCTAATTTGACTGAAGAGTTCTTCCATGTCCTATCGTCCTTTTAAATAAACCTATTGGATAGACACCTAAAGATATGAGAATCATACCATATAATCCTTTTAGTGTCAACTTCTTTTTTATAACTAATTCATATACAGATTTTACAACAGATGCTGACCAATCCGATTTAGCTACAAATGTATCTGCAATGTATTTACCCCATACATCATAACCGTCTTGCCATATCTGTGATTGTTTTCTGTGCCAACGCCTAAGTTCTTTTACTTGTGATATAGTCATACCTTTACGTTTATACGATGCTGTGCAACAGTGAGTGCCATCACCACCACCAACTGAAGGCTCAGAATAATCGCTACCACTTGTGTCATTACCACTGTCATTATCATTATTGACATTCATATTTCTTTCGGCTCTTTGAGCATTACTTCTTGCTACTCTCTCGTCTAATGCAGCAGCTCTTCGCATTTCGTCTGCTTCTTTTCTTTCTCTTTCTTCCCTAGCAGAGTTACTTTCACCAGACATTATAGCAGCATCTCTCGTGGGATTATTCTGAATCATCATACGTGTCATCTCTACATTACTTGTAGATGGATTCTTTGCTTCTTCTGCTTTTAGTTTTTCTCTAAAGTCTCTATCTTTATCTGCTTGAACTTTTGCTACTTCAGGTTTATATGTTACAGTTTTTGCACTTGCAATATCTTTAGCAAGGTCTGGGTCATCCACACCTTTCATATTAAATAAAGTTTTTTGTGGTGCTAAATCAACTGTGTTACGTAATACATTAAATTCGTCTTCACTTGCATATCTTCCTTCATTTAATCTTTTTGCTGCATTAGCTCTTATGGCAGTATCACCTGTTAACATACCACCAAATAATTTAGATGCACTAGCATCTACAATATCTCCAGCTTTTCCTGTTATTCCTGATGATGGGTCTAACGGAAATGTTTTACCAGACTGTGTTATCATATTTTGACCTAGTGTTGATGTAATAGGAGCATCACTAGGTGACCTATCTCCTGCAGCATAGTTTACACCCATACTTCCTGCAGGACTTCTTCTTGCTAAATAATCTCTATAGTCACTAACTTGATAAGTAGTCGGTGATTTAGGTGTATCCATTATTGTAGGCATTGCTACATCTCTGCTTGGTGTTGCACTTCTTGATGAACCGCCACTATCAGAAACACTAGGTGAAGCAACAGCTGCAGTAGTTTGCGTGGTTACTTCTTCTTTATCAGCAGGTGCTTCGCCTTTAGGTTCAAAACCCGGTGGTGGTGGATATACTGGTTTGCCATCTACACTTGGTATAACAACAGTTTGTCCATCATCGTTTACAAACTCCATCGGAACAGACTGTCCGGGAACAGTGCCTGAAGTTGGCATTAAATCAGTAAAAGTTAATTTTGGCTGTTCAACAGTGGGTAATCTAGGAGCTGGGTTTATAACCATTGGTTGTTGCACTGTAGCAGGTTCTGCAAAACCACCTACATTAAAATCTAAACCATCATCCTCTATTTCTAAATCATCAAAGTCAAATGGTATATCATCTGGAACTATAGCTTCTTCTGAGTTGCCCATCTGACCCATAGCTTCCATAAGTTTGAGACCTTGCTTTGCTTTTTGTCTCATTTTCATAAGAGTATCAAGACCATAGTATCGCACTACATCAGCAGGAAAAACAAATTCACCTTCACTTAGTTGTGCAGGTATATCATCTCGTACTTCTTTTTTGAGAGAACCGATAGGAACATCATTACCTGATATGGGGTCTTTACTACCACCTTCATCTTTCAATCCCCCCTCATTAAAGAGTTCCATCTGTTGTCCCATCATAGCACGCTCCTATAAACTGTTTATATTGTCCCTAAGTTTTCTTAGTTGTTTAAGTGTAGCAATTGCACCTTGCGCCCTATGAAGCATAATTAAATCACTTGTTTGTTCCATTATAGCGTGATTCTGTGCAATTAAATATGTTAAATAGTTACTGAAGTTGTCCCACTGGTCCTTGTTGTTGACCAACGGCTTCAGCTTGTTGATTAGTTCCTCTCGTGGGTTGTTGCTCATTTCCTGTAAATCCTTGCTCTTGTGGTAAAGGAACTTGTCCTGTACCTATAGTTCCACCACCTGCTCCTGTTGGGTCATTGGGGTCTGCTCCAGCCATAGGAGGTGTTTGCTGTGGCTGTTGCTGTCGCTGAAACTCTTTGAGCATCTCTGCTTGTAATGCTGCTTCGCTCATATTGTTTGTCACTTTGTCTGGGTCAAGGTCTAGTGACTTAGCAATCTCTCGTATAACATATTGAAACTTTGCAAATGGTGCTAGAGCTGGGTTACTCGCTACACCTAAGAATTGCATAAGTCTTTGACTACGCACTTCGTTTGCCATTAAGCTTTCTGTACCACGAGCTTTTACTTCCAAGTCTCCTTTTATTTCAGGGTCAAAGTCAAACTGCATATTAAATCTAAACAATCCTTCACCTAATGGTCTAAGCAAATAGTCATCTACATTTTTAATTACAGTTTTTATGCTACCACTCGCAGCGTTCATTAACATTGATATGCCACTCGCTGTTCGTCCAACACCACTTACTCCTGTTTGTCCATGAGCAAATGATGGCATACCTGTACTTTCATCAGATAGTTGCCTAGCTTTATCAAACAACATCATATTTTCTGACGCAACATTTGGATACTTTGTACCAAACAAAGCTTGTCCCGGTGCGCCACCTTGTCTTCTAAATATTTTTCCGGGATACAATGATAAGTCTTGTCCCGGAACTAAGTTAGTTTCATCCACTTCAAATATTAAGTTACCTGACAATACAGCATTATCTACAGCCATACGCATAAAGCCGTTCATTAATGTCTGTGTATCATCCATATTCTCAGCAATACCTACACCAAAAAAACTGTATGGGTTTAATTCATAGGGTGCAGCAACGTAAGGTATCTTTGCAGGTTTAAACGGATTCAATACTAATCTAAGTATTTTACCATTACATATCCACACATTAGCTTGTAGCTCATCAAATTCATTTAACTCTTTTGGTATTTCTACCTCTTGCTCCTCTAACATTGCAGTATCTACTGTACCCCAATATTCAAGAACTTCAAATCTATCTACACCATGTTCGGGTGCATAATCAGATAAGTCATCTTCCCAATATTCTTTTGTGTAGTTTTCTCCTGCATCAATAACTTCATCAATAACTCTATCTCTAAAGTATGGTCGCTTCTTTAAACTGCGTAACTGTGACCTAGACATTTTATGTCGCTCAATAACATACTGAGCTTCTTCCATGTTATTGGCATCAGGGTCAGGATAGAAGTTCCAAACAGATACGTGATTAACTTGTGGCACAGTCTTAAACACTGGGTCGTATTCACCCTCGTCATTCCAATTTGGATACTCTTTATCTACAGCAAAAGGTCCTTTCATAATACCTGTACCAAATAGAGCCATCTCAAATGCACTGCTACGTAAATTTTTATTTGCACCTGACTCTTCTAGTTGGTCATGTATTTTTTTCTGCATCTTTTTTGCAGCAACCATAGCTGGATTAAACTCTATAGCCGTAGGTGTTTTACCTGTACCCTCTTTTAATTTATCTTCAATAGGCTCTAATTTATTTTCTAAAGGTCCTAGTTTTTCTAGCAAACTCTTTTGAGTTGCACCTGCAGGCAAATCTCTACCATCACCATTGAATCCATATGGCGTTTCCTCTTCAGGCTGTCTTATTCCTTCAGGTTCTAGTGGGTCAAAATGTACATCATCAACCACACCTTCGGGTAATTCTGTTGGTTCTATAGATAGGGGAAATTTATTATTGGCAAAAAGTACATCTACAATTTGTCCGTATGCAGCAAGTGTTTTAGTTTTTGTTACCTTTATAAATACTCTCGACTTTTCTGCTTCTGTAAACTGAACATCAGGTCCGTATAATCCACGATAGTTTCTGTAGGCTCTTATCCATCTTTGTTCATCTTGATATCTATAATCTTCTGCACGTTTAAATTTATCTGTGACAAAACCTATTATAGTATTTACGCTTGCGTCTGTGAATGTGCTATCTTCACTATCTCCTAGTGCGATAGCATCTTCTTCCATCATTACATCTTCAGCCATATTTTATCCTTTAATATCCAAAAACAGAATCTGCTACTCTCATTCCAACACTCGGTCTTCCTACTGGGTCATAATCAAATACACTAAATCTTGGTCGTGACATTATACCATATCTTAACGCATCATACAAATGGTCTTCTGACTTTGTATCTACATCCTCTGGATTCTTTTTGTCCAATGGAATTGATGGTAATTGAGAAACAGTATTTGTACAAGTATTGAAAAAAACCAAACGTGGTTCTTCAGTAAACTCGTCAACTTGTAATCGTCTGTGTACTTCGTTTTTTCCTGCAACTCTACTTCCTCTACTTCTGTCTGATGGTCTCCAACGACAACCTTTACTAATCATTTGCTCTGCTAGTGAAGGTCCTGTGTCTCCTCTTTTGTGCCATAAAGAACTATCTAGCACTCCATACTTTATATTACCATCCTCTGCTTCTAACTCTAACACCATATCTGCTAAGTCAGTGGCTAATATTTTAGATACGTATAATTCTCTGTATACTATTATCTGTTCA